GTGGGCAACACGCGCTTGTCGCCCTTCTGATTAACGGACTCAACAAGCCAGTACATGACGCCTCCCCCGCGCCGGCCGGCGGAGCGGAAGCCCGTGCGGCCCTTGCGGCGGTCGCGGACGATGTCGGTGGACTCGCGCTCGACCAGGGCAAGCGTGCCGGTGGCGAACATGACGATCCGCAGGTTGTGGAACGAACGGGGGGAGCGGCCGTAGGCTTCCCTGCGCGCCGGGATGGCGAGGCGTTTTTTCAGCCGCGGATGGATGTCGCCGCCGAAGTAGCGCTGGGCGATTGCTTCGTTTGATATCGACACGCGGACGCCGTTCGGCAGGACCTTGAATTGCGCGCTTCGGCCGGCGCGGGCCATGATGTGCGTCCGCCGGCCGCCCAGGGCGTTCGGATGCTTGCGGTCGTAGTCGACCAAGTTCTGGTGCACTTCGTTTCTGGCGGCGCGCCCGATTGCCTGGCGCATGCGCACGGATTGCATCAACCGCTGCAGCCGGACGATCTCGGGCGTGGCAGTGTCGCGTGTTACCTCGACACTCAGTCCGTAGTGCGGCATCAGGCGGCCTTTCGCTTGAGGATGAGCTTGCCGTCGACGAGTCGGGCGCGGTCGCCCATGTCGGTCATGAGCTGCGTCAGGAGGTCTCTGTGGCGGTCGGGCGGGGAGAGCTTGAACGTCTCGTTGAGACCGCGGTCCCGGGGTTCCACGGGCGTTTCAAGGCCCTTGACGCCGAGCCTGATGCACTCCGATCGGGCGACGTCGCGCACCCACATGCCGGAGTTGTAGGCAAAGGGCGGATAGGACAGGTGGAACTCGGAGATCGCGACCCAGATCGGGGAGTCTTTGCGGGCGATCATCCGGCCGCCATAGGTTTCGCCGCCGGCGTCGCGCCAGATCTGCGGCCAGGGGCGCTTTTCCTTGCGCTCCAGCTCGCGGTAGAGCTCCTGGCAGGGAAAGGCGTCGAGAACGCCGCGGTCCTGGCCCTGGGCGTGCTGGCCGTAGCCGAGGGCCATGTCGCGATTGGTCTCCAGCACGAGGTTGATACGGGCCTCGGAGGAGAAGTCCTGGATCGAGCCGGGCACGACACCGGCCGTGCCGGGGTGATAGCCGATCTCCTGGAGGGCGTCGCGCAGGATCTGGGCGGCTTTGGAGTGACCAATACCTCCGGCGGCCTGGGCGGCGGCGCCGGCGGGATCGGCGAGCATCTGGGTCACGTCGGCAATGCGCTGGAGATAGTAGGCGTTGTCGACGCGGGCGGAGACCCATGCACGCTCAAGGATAGAGGCGGGCAGCTCGGACAGCGCCGCGCTCCCGGCCGTGGTGGGCAGCAGGCTCTTGACGGCGTTGTGCTGTATCGCCTCTTCAAAGGGTATGGGCTCGCCGAATATCATGGGTGGAGGATTTCAGATTTCAGATCTCAGATTTCATTGCCAGGTTAGCCAGGCGACGTTGCTGCGTTCGCGAACGTTGCGAGTCGCGCTGCGGGCGAGGCCGGAGACCAGCAACCCGTACTTGACGCCCTTCTGCGGTGTCCACGACTTGGGTATGTGGTCGTACCGCTTGATGTGCTCGCCATTGCAGTTGCTCTTGCTCTTGGACGTTTGCCCTGGACGCATCCACTCCCACGTGACTGCCAGCCACTTGCCGTCCTTGGGGATCAACAGCCACACGTTTCCGATGCAGGGCACACCGCTGATTTCCCTGGCCGGTCCCCATACCCGCGCCTTGTTGTGGTGGAGCAGTACGGAGTTGCGGGTCAGGCTGGCTTTGAGCGTAGCGGTAGCCGGCCATGACGAGATGTCGGGGTGCAGCCACACGATGTTGTCGGGCAAATCTGACGGCTTGACTTCCGGCGGGTCCGGGTTTCTGTCCTCGATCATATCCTCGGGCACGTCGACGAGATCGAGCCAGTTGGGATCTACCTTGTCTGCGATGCGGCGCACGGTCGCGCAGCCGGTGCAGCCGAGAATGAGGCCGAGCAAGAGAGTGGCAAGGACAATGAGCAGCAGCCAGCGAGGCGGGTCTTGACGATGTTCTGCTGTGTGCATGGCGGGTTCTCCTTATTGAGCCGGGAGTCGTGGGTGGTCTGCGGCGTCGTGCCAGTCCACGCCCATGAGGTTGAGTTGGGTGAGCACGTCCATCATCTTGCCGCGCAGGGCCATTATGGTGGTGTTGGTCGGGCTGGCGGCTTCCATCTGGAGCACGATGTCGGTGCCGCTTTCGGGCTGGCCGGGGTCGAATTGCCATTGGTCGCCGCGGACGAGCTCGGTGCCGGTGGCGAGGCCGTAGCGGCGCAGCACGGCCCAGAGGGTGGTTTCGAGGCCCTTGAGGCCGCGCGGGGGTGTGACGGTGCCGGGCTTGGCGTGGTGCCGGGCGATTTCGGCGACGAGCTGGGCGGCGTCGTAGTCGGCTTTGTCCTGGGCGGTAGTTTCGCGCCAGGTCCAGTCGGGGTTGCGGCGGTAGTTGCGGGCGCGGGCGGGATCGGCCCAGGCGGCGGAAGCGAGGGTTTGCTCGGCGGGGCTCATGGGGGCGGGTTTGTTGGCGACAATCTTCCAGTGCCTGGGTCTGACGCGGTAGCTTCTGCCGCTCCGCATCCGAGCCCAGGTTGCGGGCGGTATGAGGGCGCGAATGCCGGCCGGAATGCCCCGAACCCACCCGCGCTGAAAGTGGGCTTCGGTGAGGCGTCGGCCGCAGTCCAGGGCGTGCTGATCGGGGCGCAGGATGTAACCCTCGGCGGCTATGGCGGCGGTGGCGAATGCAAGCAGCAGCAGTGCGGAAAGAGTTTTTTGCATGACTGTCTCCCTATTCTTCGTAAGTGTCCTGGGTGCCTTCGTAGTCTGCGTCGATGGCGGCCTGGCCCCATTCGCGGTCGTCGTACCAGAGGATGTCGTCGATGATGCCGTCCCAGCCCCAGCCGGTTTGTACCCCGCGATGCCCGAGGGCGGGCAGAATCGTCCATGTTGCGGAGGCGTTGGTGGCAAATATGGTCTGGGTGGCGTTTTCGTAGAGCCGGAAGTAATCGTCGTCGGTGTTCCAGGTCAGGACGAGATGGGTCCAGTTGGTTGTGACGGTGTTTCCATAATCGCTGTAGGTGTAATCCTTGCGGATTCTCCACTTGGTGCCGGACACCATAAAGAGGTTTGCCCCCGCAGAATCGCCGAAGATGCAGTCGAGGTTGGCGGGGGCGTCGCTCCGCGCCCAGCAGCGGAAGGTGACGGCGGTTGCTGAGGCAGCGGCGTTGTCGCTGTAGTAGATCACGTCGCCGCCGTCGAAGATGAACTCACCGCCGTAGTTGTTGGACCAGGAGGGCGCGGCGCCTCCTGTGCCGGGTGTGCCGGTGATGTCGTTGCCGGATGAGTCGACGACTTTGCCGGAGGCGTTGGTGAACTCGTGGGCTTCCCACCAGGCGCGCATGCCGGAGGGCGGGTAGTAGGCGCCTTCGGCGACCTGGTCCTCGGCTTCGCCGTTGAGGAGAATGTTGGCATCGTCGATGATGTTGACGTCATTGAGCGCGTTGATGCCGGCGAGGGCGGCGGCGACAGAAAACAGCAGGGCTATGAGGGCGTGTTTCATCGCGTGTACTCCACGGCGGATGCCATGGTCTGGGTGATAACGGTGCCGCCCCAGTCCAGGGTGAGCGGGATGCTGTTGCTGGATGTGGTCCAGAGCATGCCGACGTTGATGCGCTCGACAATCCGGCTGACGTAGCAGGTCGCGGAGTGGGCCGAGCTGAGGTTGTCGTCGAGGTCCAGATAGGTGTCGGTGATGGCCGAGATGCGGTGCGTTTCGGACGTGCCGCCGCTCAAGTATACGAGGTTGTTGGTGGAGAAGTCGGACGTGTCGGCGAGCATGATGCGGTTCGTGCCTGCCGATGCCGCGTTGGTCAGGGGTTCGACGGTGTAGGTGGCGGGCGACGCATTGTCGCCCTCGTGCCGTTGGCGAGATCCAAGGCGCGAGGCGCTGTAAATCGAGAGAAAGCCGCCCTGCGTCCAGGCGGTGTTGGTGGAGGGTTGAGCCCAGGTGCGAAGCACGTCGGGCATTATGCGGCCGGTCCACGCGAGGTTGGTGATGTCCCAGGAAAAGGCATCTGCGGAGCCGGCGTAGAGGGTGGTGTTGGTATGGGCTGTGTTGAGTTCGTCGACGTTGATGTAAAGGGCGTCGCTGTCGGTGCCGTCGATTTCGAGGGTGTCGGTTTCGACGCGAACAGTGGTGACAGTGTCGGCACCGATGATGTCGCCGTCGACGCTCAGAGCGCCGGCAATGCTGGCGTCGCCCTCGATGTCGACGTCGCCGTCGACGGGCTGGATGCTGCCGGCGTAGAGGTTGTCGACGAATATGCTGCCGGAGTTGGTGATGTTGTTGCTCTGCAGGTCCCAGGTGCCGTTGGTGTTGAGGAAGAAGAGGGCGGCAAAGGTGCCAAAGGGATCGGCGTTCCAGAAGCGGGAGATGGCGAAGTAGGGGGCGTCGTAGGTGAGGAGCACGCCTTCCTCGCGGCTGGCGTGGTCGTAAAGCCGGACTTCGGCATAGGTGGCGGCGCCGCTGGTGGGGGCGTAGATGGATGCGTAGTGCTGGATGTTGGAGATGATCTGGTAGCCCATGTCGAGCGTGCCGGACATTGTGCCGCCGGTGAGTGAGAGCTTGCCGGTGTTGAGGGTGGCGATGTCCGTATCGTTGCTCGTGACCTGGGGTTGCAGGGAGGCGGTTGTGCCGGTGACGGCCAGGGCATTGGCGGCGGCGAAGGCCGCGGCGCCGTTGGTCGGGACCACGATGACCAGGTTGGTGTCGACCATGACGGGCAGCGTCGTGGCCGACGGGTAGTTCGTGACGGCTGCGCAAGCGCTCTGCAGGGCCGCTGCAGCCAGCATGCAAATGAGTGCCGGTTGTCGCATTATGCTTCTCCTGTCTGATCCCAGACGGTGTGCACGGAGTCGGCCGCGCCGTCGGGGTACATGGTGTGCCAGAGTCCGGTGGTCGGGTTGTACATCTGGAAATACTGCTCGTCGCCCGAGGTCTTGATCCGCCACGAGCCATTGGCCGGGGTCTTCTGCATAAAGCGGGCGTCGGCCTCCTCGGAGGTGTAGTAGTTGGCGCCGCCGGGGCCGGAGGTCCCGCTCTCCTTGACCTTGAACGTGGTCTCGCCAAGGGTGAGGTTTTTGGCCTCCGCGTCGGTCGTGACGGCCTTGACGTAGATCAGGAAGTTGCGCTCTTTTCCGCCGAGCTCCAGGTTCATCTGGGTATCGGTGATATCGACGGTGGCGTGGCTTTCGGTCTTAGCCGTGAAGGCGGCCAGGTCGGTGATTGTCCCGAAGTCCGGATCGTCCACCGTCACGGTAAAGTACGCGGCGGCGTTTGGGTTGGAGTGGTCGCGGACCTCGACGGTAATCGAGTCGATATTGGCGAGGGTGTGCACGGTGTCGCCGTCGAAAATGCCCAGGCGCAGGCGCAGGTCCGAGTTGCGGTAGCCGACGGGGGTGCGGTTTTCGACGGTGCGGATCGCGTCGTCGCTCGATACGTCCACCTTGAGCCAGAGCTCCTTGACGTCCAAATCTGACATGTCAGTTGTCCTTTCTATGCGGTCGGCTTGGTGGCCGTGAACACGCCGCCTGTGAGCGAATAAGTGAGGTACGTCGAAACGCCCACCACGGGCGGCCAGGTCACGCCGACAACCTGGCCGTCAGTCAGGTAGTAGACGGTGACGCCACCGGCCTCGTCTTCGAACTGAAACGCAATGACGCCCGTCTCGGGCATGTCGGCCAGGTGCGAGACGATGAACTCGCAGGCGGCGCGGTGCGAGCCGTGTATGCGATGCACACCAAACGAGATCGGCGTCACGCGGTTGCCGCGACCGGTGGGCTTGGCGGCGGAGGCGCGGAAGAGCTTGCGCGGGTCGACGTCCTGCTGCGTGGAGCCGGCCCAGTCGCGAGGGTACTGCACCTCGCGCCGGCCTTCGCACAGCACATAGTCGCCGATCGTTATACGCATCGCTCATGCCTCTCTTTCGCTACGCCGCCGAGACGCTGAAGCGCGCGGTCATTGCGCCGGCCGTGATCGTCGGCATGGCGACGAACTGCAGCGCCCCGAACCGCTTGACCTTGCCCCAGCGGAACACGCCGGTTTTCGGCGCGGCGTTTTCGACCGTGACGCTGACGCCGGTACCGGTGACCGTGAGGTCGTTGGTGTTGCCGCGCAAACTCACGCCGCGCTGGATCCCCGCGCCCTGGTATTTGAGCAGCGCGAGCACCTGCGTCTCGCTGACGCCGACGGGCATCATCGAGGCGGTGACCTCCAGGCCGTAGACCGTCTTGTCCACGAGGCCCTCGCTGTCCACGGATTCGTCCACGAGCTCGACCTCGCTGGAGACCACGACGCCGTCCTCGGTGTCGATATCGTCCCAGGGCGAGTCGCCGCCCCACGCAACCGCGTAGGGATTCACGTGCACGTCGTCCTGGTCGTAGGACGTGTCTGCGAACGCCTGGGCGGCGACGGCCGCGCGCTTGGCGGCGTCGGTCCAGGCGGTGTCGTCGGCGCCGATGCAGGTCAGCGTGCACTGGCCGAACAGCGTCTTGGTAGCGCTCAAGAGAATGTCCGGCATCTTGGTGACGGCACCGGCCTTGAACGTCATCTCCTGGCCCGCGAGGGACTGCACGACGACGTTGGAGTCGCTGCCGTAGATCGAACCGCCGATCGTGGGGTTGGTGTAGGGGAACAACACCGTCAACGCGCCGGCGGACCACTGCACGGGCGTAAAGGTGACGTCCCAGGTGATGTCGGTCACGATCTCGTCGACGTCGCCGAAGGCGGCGACGTTGATCTTGACGGCGGCCAGGTTGGGCGTGGCGACGATGTCCTCGGTCGAGTAGAAGACCTGGGACTTGAACGTCACGATCGCCGGCCCGCGGACGATGGTGGATCTGGCAATGGTCATGAGTGAGACCTCCTCGTTACGAGAGCGCGAGCCCTCCGTTGGTTGTGAGCGTTACGTGATAGCAGACGGTTGCGCCGGGCGGGTTGATGGCGAGCTTGATGGCGTCGTCATCGGCAACGATGCACTCGCTGACGCCGTCCGGCTTGAACTGGTGCAGGGTGGCGATTACGCGCTCCGCCACGGCCAGGGCGGTCTTGCCGGTACCGCCGGCGCCGCGGTTGATGGTGACGTTCTCGGCGACCTCGGCGATGATGGCGATATCTTCCAGGTACGGCCCGCGCAGGTTGGGATGCCGGCAGCGCGCACGCCCGAGCATAAAGAGCACGCTGACCCCGAGCCGCGAGACGGCGACGGTGACGGCTTTCTCGATGTCGCCCTTGTCGTCGGTGATCAGGGAGACGCCGTTGAACCACTCATCCGCCTCGCATTGCGCGGCGGCGCTGGTGAGTATCGTCTGCAGCACGGGGGCGGACATGATCCGTTATTCCTCGTTTGCCTCCGCCGGGATCCCCGCGGGCGGCGGTCCGTCATTCTCGGGTGCGGCTGCCGGCTCGTCGCCCGAAGCGGCGGGCTCGACATTGCGGAGATAGAGCCAGTCGTCGGCGCCGGCCTGGGGGAAGAGCTGCACTTCTTCGGCCGCGAGCCCCTCGGCCTCCAGCACGCCCAGGGCGACGAAGTTGGCAAACTCGTCATTGGCCAGCAGGTTGCCGGGGATGCAGGTGACGCAGACGGGGCCGGTGTCCGTTCCGGAAACCTCGACCTCCTTGTAGCCTGCCTTCTTGAGTGCGCTTGCGAGCTTCTTTTGGTCGGCAGCTTTCATGCCTGTCTCCCTTTGCCGGCCGGTTAGAGGCCGTTCATTTTGTCGCGGGTAAAATCGCGTGTGTTCTTGTCCACTACCGACACGGCCGCGCCGGTGGGAACGGCGCCCGTGGTCGGGTCCTCGATCGCAAATGTTCCGGCGGCCACGTCGCGCAGAATGCGCATGGCCTCCTTGCGCTTGTCCGTGCGTTCCTGGTCAAGGTCGTATCCCGGGACGCGGCCGATGATCTCCGCCACCACGAGGTCGCACGCCGGGGAAAGCAAAAGTCGGGGGATGGTCGTGGCGTCGGAGTCGAGCGTGTTGTCCGTGTTGGCGGCGACGTAGCCGCGGACCATGCCGGTAACGTGTTCGATCGACGGCTCGACCGGATCTTCCTGGCCGTCGGCCAGGGCCGCCGCGCGCAGCGCCTCCAGCTCGGCGCCGCTGATGTGGCCGACCACGTCGCTCTCGGCTATGGTGACATAGTATGACACGCTCTCTTGCTCCTCTCGTCTCTACCGGCGGGCCGCCTCTGCACCGCCCGCCGGGCCTATGCGTGGCTTCCGTGCTCTACGGTTGGTGCGGTCCGGAGCGCCAACAATCTCGGTGTGTGGTATTCAAGTTCGTGCCCTGCGTCAGCGCTCGCGGCCGATGACCTTGACCGTGCCGGCGTTGGTCGCGGTGCAGTTGACGTACCAGGTGTCGTCGCGCATGAAGTACCAGGTGTTCGTCGTGTACGACACCTGATAGGTCTCGCCCGACGCAATGCCTGTGGAGTGATAGGCCGGGCCGGTCGAGGCCCGGTGCACGGTGACCGTCGCGGCGTTGGCCTGGGCCAGCGCCGAGTCGAACACAACCTCCAGGGCGTCGACCTCAAACGAGGTATAGACCGCCTGGTTGACTCCGGCCGTGTAAGCGAACGTGACGTTGTTGGTCACTGTTCCGCCGCCGTTGTCGCCGGGCAGGGTCAGGGATTTTTCTACCGGCACGCCGTCGCCGGCGTATGCGGCCATAACCAGTATGGCGCTCACGACGATAAGGGTACCGAGGTCGCTCAGTGAAAAGCGTCGCATGGTTCCGATTCCTCTCTGCCGGTTTTGGGCCTCGGCAGGCCAGGGCGCCCCGAACGGCAGGGCGCCCGGTTGATTGCAGACTACGACACGGCCAAACGCCGCCAGCCGGTCGTGGCCGTCGCCTTGATGAGCGAGTTGTGCTCGACCGTGATGTCCTCGTACTTGGCGCGCTCCTCGATGTAGACGCCCCAGCGCCCGCCGCCCATGGCCGGGTGCAGAAAGCGCTTGATGTGGGAAGCGTCCTCGACCTGCTGGCCCGAACGGGCGACGTAGAGATACACCACGTTGCCGACGATCTTGGATTTCTCCGTCGAGCTCGTGGCGTAGCGGGCCGATACCCGCTGAATCTCATCGACGCCCACCTTGTCGGCCAGCTCCGCCGGCGTCATGTTGCCGGCGCGTCCGGCGTGCGGCTTGTCCTGCGCCTCGAACACGTCGATCATCAGGTTATAGGCGCCCTTGCCGAACATGATTCGGTTGGGCTCGATGCCGCACGCGTCGGCCCCCGCTTCGATCGCATCGCGCAGGTCCTTGTGCGGGTTGGCGTTTGTGCCCCAGGTCTTGGACACGCTCGTGGCGTTCGCCGCGTGGACCGCAACCGCCTGGCGCAGGTCCGCGCGGGTGAGGCGGCTCTGCAGCATGGCGACCTTTTGCCGGCGCGCCTGCTCGCGATCGACGTTGGGGTCGAGCGCGTCGTAGTCGAGCCGGTAGACCAGCCCCTTGTTGTGCACGCGGTCGGTGACCATCGAGCCGAAATCCTCGACCCGCTTGAACTCGCCGCCGACGTTGCGGATGACCTCCGCGATGTCGTCGGCCAGAAACGCGCGGGACGAATCCGCCACGAAGTACTCGAAGCGCCGGGCGACGTTGTCGATCGCCGGGGCCGCGAATTCCAGGATCACGTCCAGGTTTTCCGGATCGACGTACCCAATGGAGTAGTCGGTCAGGGCCTCCTGGAAGTTCGCCGCTGCGAAGCGCGAGGCGTTCGCCGCGTACACGACACCGGCTTCGATACCGCGGCCGGTGTCTCGGGGAAAGCTGATTGCTCCCTTCATTGTCTCGATACCTTTCTGCCGGTTTTAGGCCTCGGCAGGCCGCCGGAGTTGCGGGCCGGCGCCGGCCCGCGCGTGCCGGATCTTCTACGTCAGGGTTTCTGCGACGGGCTTCTCGCCCTCGACTTCGATTTCCTCGCCCGCCTCGGTGGCGGCCGACAGTGCGCGGCCGACGCGGTAGGTTGCGCCCGCGCCGACAGTGGCCTCGTTGCCGACCCGGCCGTTCGCCATAGGATACAGCTCGTCACCGTGCGCGACGGCCGCGCCGGCAACCATGATGTCCGTGTCCGGCCCGCCAAGGAGCTGGACGGTGTAGGACTCTTCGACCGTGTCGGGCATGTCGGGGCACGTCCCAAGCGGTTTTTCTCCCGCGCCGTTCAGCGCGAAGTGATCGGCATCGGTGCCTTCCTTGACCAGCAGGTTGTGGTCAGTCAGCACGGCGTCCGCTTTGCGGGTGATTCTGCGCCGCGCGTGGGTTCCAACGGTCATGGTCATGAGGTCTTACCTCCGGTTACGAGTTGCGGTTGATACCTGGCGGCGCCGCGGCCGTAGTGGTCTAACCGCGACGCCGCCTTCTCGGGGTCAGTCGTTGTTCTGCGCCCCCTCCTTCTTGTCGGGGTACGCCGTCGCGTACAGGTCGGCATTGGCCCGGCGGACGTTCCCCCAAGCCATCTCGTGGACGCGCTGAGCGTTGGCGGCCGTCATGGTCTGCCCGAGGCGGCCCTTCTCTTCCTCGACCTTGACGAGAAAGTCGGCGCGCGCGTTGGCGGCCTCGGCTTCCTGCTGCTGCAGGTCGGTGTTGCGCTTGGCCAGGTCGCCGGTCTTCGACCCGCCCAGGGGCAGGATCGGGTCCAGGACCTGGATGGCGCTGTTGGCGGCCGTGAAGTCGGTCTCGAACTTCCCGAGCCACTCGTCGCGCTTGGCCTGGGGCACCTTGCCCTGGGCAATGGCCAGGTCCACGATCGCGCCGGCCGCGGACTTGCGGGCGTTGGCGGCGTTTGTCTGGTGGGCCTCTGCCTGCGCGGTGGCGTTGGCAGCGGTTTGCACCGCCTCTGCCTGCGCCTGGTTTGCGGCGGTTATGCGGCCGTCGGCCAGCTCGACGAGCTGTGCGTCGGTCGCGTTGTCAGGCACCTCCACGGAGGCAGCCTGAAGCATCTGGATGAGCAGGTCTCTCATCGCGGTGTCTCCTGTCTGTGGCGGTGTGCGCTGATTGGCGACCGCCGGGACCGGTATCTGTGGGTCGTTGAGCAGCCCGATGCTGATCAACTCGAAAGGTTGTATGACGCGCTCGCCGTTGGCCGCGGTCTCGACCACGCGCAGCCTCCAATAGGGCGACGGGAACTTCAGCTTGGCCTGGCTCACGATGTCCTGGCCGTCGGCGTTGTACTTGACCTTGAACATCACGCCGCTTTGCCCGTTGTGGGCCTCGACAGTCCCGCCGCTGATCCAGCCGACGGCCTCCTTGTTGGGCCAGTCGTCTTTCATCCACGGGACGTCCGGATGGCCGCGGTAGACGGGACGGCCGGCGGCGACCTTGCGCAGGTTGGCGAGCAGTCGGTTGGCGGCCTCGATGTTCCAGCGCTGGAGCCCGCGCTCGTTCGGCCAGTCGCCGAAGGGGATGAAAAGACCGTCCTGAAGCACGACGAACTCGGCGGCCTGGAGAGTGGCGCCGTTGGCCGCCAAGTCGCCCTCAGAGGCCGAATTTGCCGCCAGAACCACGCAACCGGCGATCGCTTCCGGGACTCGGGGGACGGAGTACCCGTGCATTCTTTCTGTATGGGCTTGCAGATTCGTCGGAAGAAAAGCTGCCTGCCCGGGGAGCGGGGACGCCTGCGAGCCCATATAGAGCTTTCTGGAGCCTCTCAGCGGGTCATTCATTTTCGGCCCTCCGGGGTTTGATCGGCTGCGTCGTCGTGTACGTGCCCATGCTCTTGAGGAGCGGGCTGTAGGCGAGAAGTCCGGGATGCACTTTGCGTGAGGGGATACGCGACAGGAGCGGGCGGCGGATCTCCAGGCACGCGGCGAAGATCAGCTCGCTGCAGAACCAGCGCTCCTGCGAGCCGCGCCGGCCGTCGCGCCGCGAGATGAACTTGAGCACGCCGCGGTAGTCGTAGCGCTTGCCGACCTGGGCCAGCAGGAACTCCATCAGGCCCTCGCGCTCGCCTTCCGTTAAGTCCACCGCGAAGATGTCGATCGGCGTGCCGGGCGTGTGGTCCTGGTCGGGCGTCAGGTTGTGCCGGACGCCGCCCACGTGCCACGCCTCGATCACCTCCCGCGCCGGCGTGATCCACGCCGCGTGCGCATAGGGCGACCACGTGCGCCACTGAATGACGCGCGAAAGAAACGACTTGCCCCTGTAGAGACCGATCATTCCTGCCCCCTCTGCTGTGCTGCGGCCTCCATGGCCATCCCGTCGATCACGGCCGCCGACATCGTGTCGGCAAACACGCTCACGGCCTGCGGATCAAGATTGATCCGCTGCATAAGCTCAGGGAGCTCAGTGCGGAACGCGACCAGGGCGCCGCGCAGCTCGTCCTCGCTCAGCTCCTCTCCCTCCGCCAGGATGTAGAGCCCGTTGAGACGTTCCGCCAAAGGCAGCAGGTCCTGCTGACGGGCCTCGGCGAGCTGCAGCCTGGCGTTGGCCAGGAGCTGACCCACGACGGGGTGGTCCGGCCCGGCCGGTTCCGTGCGTTGGTTCGCGGCGGCGTCCTGCAAGCGGCCTGCTTCGTCCGTGCTGCGGAGCTGCAGGGCGCCCGATTGCGCTGCCGGCGGCGGGAGCAAGTTCTCGTCGCTGTCCGGGAGCGACCGGCCGTAGCGGTTCGCAAGGTCTTCCGTCGAGATCGGGAAGCGCATCTCGTGGAGCTGTTTGTCGACCTTGAGGTCGAGCTCCGTGGTGTCCTTGGTCACGCCCTTGATGGCGAAGTACGCCTTGGGAGCGTCGGCGCCCGTGGCCCACTTGATCACCACGCGGTCGATCGTGCGGCGGAGCGTGTCGCTCAGCATCTCGGCGTCGGCCGCGGCGATCAGTTCCGCCTCCTCGCCCTGGAGCGAGGCGCCCGTGCCCTCGGCGCCCTGGCCCGAGGAAATCGTGCTGAGGTCCGCCCCGCGCCAGATCGCGGCCATGGTGCGGTCCATACGCTCGACCAGCTTGGGGTGCGGCAGCTCGCCTTTGGCCGTGGTGTCAACGGAGTCGATCGCGTCGTCTGCCGACATCACCGCCGAGTACTCCGCGGAAACCTGCGAGACGGCCGTCTCCATGGCCTGCCATTCCGGCGAGTCGTAGGTCGCGTGCGTCTTGCCCAGAATCAGCGGCATGCCGTGCCGGCCGCAATAGATCAGCCAATCCTTGAGCGGCATCTGCTTATAGAGGTACGCGATCGCGCAGGCGCGCATCAGGCCGTCGCCCTGGGTGATGAGCCAGCGGCCGGGCTCCAGGTCCACGCCGTAGATGTCGTGATCGCCCTCCAGGAACCGCAGATGGCCCTGCGTGCGCTCGAAGAACCACAGCGGCACAAAACGCAGCTCCGCCGTCAGATATCCCGGCTGCGGGTCCCAGAGGATCTCGTGGCAGGCGTAGCCTTTGGCCTTGGCGTCCATCATCTGGTAGAGCAGCAGGTTGACCTCGCCGCGGACGTCCCCGTCGATGGCGTTGGTCACCGTGAGGCGGTTGTAGAAGTTCTCCAGCGCCTCCTTGTGCGTGGCAGCCTCGGGAGAATCGTCCTCGGCAATGATCTCCCACCCGCGCGTGCCGGGTTGCTTCTTGGCCTTGGCGGCCACGATCTTGACGACGTCGTCCACGTCCTCGATGCGCTCCATGATGAGCGCCAGGCGGCGCAGGCGGCCGGCGTAGTAGCCGTCGAGCGCGGAGACAAGCGTCTGCGGGGTGAGGTTCTTCACCGGGTTGTAGCGCGTGAGGTAGAAGCTGGCCACGCGCTCGGTCGTGATGACCGACACCGCCCGCGCGATCGCCTGCATGGCCGCCGCCTGGGCGTTGGCGGCGCGCCGGCGCCTATATAATATGGAAAGGGGCCACCTCATCCGATCACCCCCACCATTCGCGATCGCATGTTGCGCCCGTGCGCGGTCTCGACGGCCCGGTACCGGAACGCGCCCTTGGCCAGCAGGGCTTTGAGCGCGAGCTTTACCGCGTCGAACGTGTCGCCGTGGCGGCCCTGGTTGTCGGGCGTGCAGACAAACCCTCCGCGCTCGCGTTTCACGAGGCGGATGTCCTCCTTGATGTAGCGGTCGGGCGGGAGTGTCAGGTGATTGTCGTCGAGCGTGCCGACCAGGAGGTTGCCGAGGTAGTGCTTCATGGTCATCGGCTCTTCGTAGCCGGGCACGTCCACGGTCTCGCTGCCGACGACCAGGTGCACGGGGATCTCCGTGCGGAGCGTGCGCTGCAGGCGCGAGGCGAAGTAGCGCTCGTTTGTGGCGTCGATCGCGAGCGCCCTGGCCCGGCCGCCGGCACGCCGGCGCTCCACCGCCTGCACGATGCGCTTGACGCGCTCTTCGGCCACGGCGGGGTCGGCCGTCTTCCAGGTCACGATCAGCCGCGCCAGGTAGTCGAGCGAGTCTTCCTCCAACACGGCCACGGACGCGGGGTTCGACGTCTGCTTTTCCGTCGTCGCCACGTCGTAGCCGATCCCGGCGCGCCCGGGGCCGATGTGCTCCAGGAGGTAGGCGATCGCGCGGTCCATGTCGGCGTCGGAGCGGACCTCGATGTGCGCGCATTTGCCGATCCCGCGCTCCTGGGCGCAAGCGAGCTGCACGAGCCCGCAGGCCGCGGTACCGCCCACAATGAACTTGAGGCCGTAGTTGCGGTCCCACGCATCCTTGTCGCTCTCCGCGGCGCGGTTCTCCTCCGGCGTCTCCGCCTCGCCCGTCGTCATGTTGTAGAGCGGCACATCGTCGGCATACGCGTCCCAGGCGTCCACCCGGAGGACCTTGATGCCCATGTCCGAGGTGTAGAGCGTGCCCTCGGGGTTGGGCTCGAACTCCGTCCCGACCGGCGGCACGAGCTGCTCGAAGGAGTAGTGCGTATCGTCCGGCGGCACCGTGGTCGAAAGAGTGCAGCGGAAGGTCGGGTTGCTGGCAATGATCGGCGAGACCGCTTCCCACGTCTCCCGCCACCCCTTGACCCGCCCGATCTCGTCGCACATCAGGTCGCCGGTTTCGCCGACGGTATCGGCGCGGAGCGCCACGACCTTGGTGCGCGAGTACGAGCTTCGGGTGTGGTACCAGCGGAACTCCAGCCGCTGCGCTTCGAAGAGCTCTGCGAAATCGTCCGCGGACAACACGTCGGGTGTAGTGTTCGTCTCCGAGTCGACGACCCTCAGCGCGCCGGCTTCCGCCTGGGCGATCGCCTCTTCAATCGCGGACTGGAGGATGAACGCCTCGGAGCGGACGATCTCGCGGCTGAGACTGATCTTGGCGCTACCGAAGATGACGGTGTGGTTGCGATTCTTCATCATCTTCTTGAGCGCGATCTTCGCAAAGGTCGTGGTCTTGCCGTACTGACGGCGCGCCAGGAACGCGACCAGGCGGTACGCATCCACCAGGCGTAGGAATCGCCGTTGCCCAGCGCGCATGTGGAGGATGCTTCCCACGCTTACCAGTCCTCCCCGAAAATGAGTTTGCCGAGGTGCTCGGTCTTCTGCTCGATCGAGAGCCCGGTGTTGTCCACGATCTCCGAGGCGCGCTTGTCGTCGTACCACTGGACGAACAGCTCGCACGTCTCGCGGCGAAACTTCTCCCTGGCCAGGGCCAGCCGGTTCTCGGACACCTGGAGCGAGCGCTCGCGCAGCTCGTTTTGCTCGTGCTTCACCAGGAGCTGCACCAGGCCCTTGAGCTCCTTCGCGCTCGACGTCGGGTCCATCGCCAGCGCAAACACCTTCTGCTCGATTGCGTGCAGCGCCGCCTCGTCGAACATGCCGGGGTTCGAGCGCGCGTCCTCTACCACGTCCTTCGCCATCTGCAGCGCGTTGTGCCGGCGGTTCTTCCAGTGCTCCGCGCCCCACTTCTGCCAGTACTCACTGATGGCGCGGATCGAGGTCGAGACGCCGTACTCCTCTTTCATGCGCTCGACGATCGTGCGGTAGGGCACGCGGCCGAGAATCCACTCCATAAGCTGCTCGTCCTGATCCTCGGGCAGGAAATCGAGCTTGGAATCTGGACGCGGCTTACGCATGCCTGGCGGCTCTCCCCGAGGTGGTGATCATGTATTGCGGGCTACCGCCCAAGGCGCTCTTGACGACCGTGGCAAAGCCCTCGCTCTCCAACCATTGGAGCTGGCCGATTACGTCCGCCTTGGTCGGCGGCGGGCTGATCAGCGCATACATCGCGTTCACAAGCGCCGGCTCGGGGCAGGCGTGGTTGCCGCAGTTGTCGAGCTCCTTGAGCAGTTCAAGCCGTAGCTGTTTGGTGCGTTCTACACTGATCATCCTTTGTCTCCGTTGTCTCCAGACCGCCCTTCGAGCTGTCCCGAGATGCGACCGAGTTCCCCGACGACTCCCTGGAATTGCTCGTTCATAGAGGTGTGCAGCGTGTCGATACGCTTGTGGACCTTGGTTGTTTCGTCCCGTAGCTCCTTGCGCGTTTCCGCCGCCAGCTCCTTGTCCGTCTGGCGCGACTCCCCCTCCACGCGCCGAATCCAGTCGCGATCCTTGGTGTGGATGTCGATGCAATCCTTGCGCGTGCGATAGGTTTCCGCCGGCGGGGGCGAGACCTTGAAGCGGTCGGTGATTCGCTGCCAGAACAGCAGCATCTGGTTGGCCGCCATGACGAGCCCCACCAGGCCCACGAGCATGAACGCCACGACCTTGGCAGTTTCCAAGCTCATGCCGCGGCCCTCCCGCAGGTCACGCCGTAGCAACGCGAAGCCGGACTTGTCCCGGCGTAAAGAAACGAAGCCGGACTTGTCCCGGCGTAGAGAAACGAAGCCGGACCCCAAAGAGCAGGCAGCGCCGGGAGTCCCATGGAAGAAAGCTCCCGGCGCATGCGGAAACATCGGGAAGGATGAGTCGATGCGCCTGCGCGCGGCAACAGCCAAACCGCGCTCCGCGTGGTGCCGGATGACGACAAGCACCGTGAACAAGAACGACCTGCGCGCCTACACTTGTCACGGCGTAGCGCAGCAGAGCCGGATGACAACCTCCGCTTGTTGACCACCTTGTTGACGACCGTATGCATCACGGTCACGAAGGTAGCACCGGGTCAATGCAGACCGAAAATCCGAGGGGGAGCGAGGGGAGGAATCGAAACGGCAGGCAGAATCACGTACCGGGCGGCTCATAAGAGCCGCCCGGAAGAAGGGCAGGGAAAACCACGGAACACACGGAATGCACGGAAAAGGAAGGCACGAAAAAAGCCGCGCCCTCCGGAAGAAGGCGCGGCCCATTCGCGCGCGTCGGTCAGCGCGTGCGCTTACGCGCGCGCCGCTTCACGTCGTATTTTCGCGGCGTGGCCCAATAGGGCGAGTTGCACCCCGGGCACACCTTCGGCCCGCGCGGCCCGCGCGGCCACCATCGCCAGCCACAACGATTGCAGGTGAGGTGCGGCATTACACGATCTCCAGCAGGATGCGGCCGTCATCGATTCCGATCACGTCCGCATCCTCGGGCCTGCACACGGTGGACCGGCCAAAGCTCTGCAGCGTGCCGTCTGCGTTGCATGTCGTGCGGTAGTTCCAGATGATTTTGCCCGTCATGCGGTCGCCGCCGTTGGTCTCGCCGTCCTGGCCGTCGATGATCTCCCGTGCGGTCATGCCCTGATACTGCCTCGTCGTCTGCATTTTGTGCCCTCCTATCTGCCAACTGTTAGCGGATCGTCCCAACCTGGTGGCCCTTGCGGCTGCGCCGGATGGCCGTCAGGATGATCGCCTTGTCCTTGAGCTCGTCTGTCAGCGGACTGGTGTTGTACTCGTTGCCGTCCTCGTCGCGGGCGGACAGCACGTTGCGGCTCTTGTCTATGCGGACCGTGTGGCCGCCCTGGCGCGTCATCACCGCGCCATCCTCAATCCCGTCCCACCCGGCGCTGCAGATTTCCTCGACCACGCTCGGCACGTAGCTGTATCCTGCCTGGCTCTTGATTTGCTTGGTCGCCTCGTTGATCAGTCCCTCTGTCGTCATCTCCGTCCCTCCCTTGGCTGTTGCTGTTGTCGGTGCTGTCCTCATGATCTGGAGATAATATATCGTGATACCGACATAATGTCAACCCACAAAACGCACTTTTTTCAACTTTTTTTTGAGGGCCGAACTCGGAGGGAAATCAACCACGGATCACACGGATCGCACGGAAGGGATCAGCCGAACGCGGCAGCCACACCGCCGAGCAGCAGCACCGCCAC